AGCCGGTGATACGTTCGTGGGACTTAAGGTTATCCCCAAGATCGTTTTCTGTCAACCAAGCATTTCCTGTTGGTAGGTCCGGGGGAGGACTACCTGGTGATGGGTCCGGGGGAGGACTACCTGGTGATGGGTCCGGGGGAGGACTACCTGGTGGTGGATCTGCTGGTAATATTGGTGCTGGATCAGCCATTTATTCTCTCCTGATTTTCTTTTAACATCATTATAAAGATTGAAGGATCGGCTTCGTTCATTTGCTCTAAAACTTCTAGAGCTGCTGCTCTCTTGCCGTTATAAAATTGTGCTGTAGTAGGATCAACGGAAGCTGTAAAAATTCCTCCGATACTGAGCACATCCCATAGAACTCGTCGACCGGTTGAGGTTTTACCTACACTAGTGTAAGCATCCATTAAAGCGGCGAATTCTTTGGTATCGTTTTTACTCATTGAACACTAAATCCCTGATCATTAAGATTAACTCCAGCATTGCTGAACTTTTCAGCTGCTGTTGCTCTCTTTTCAAGGGTCTCGTTTTGTGCTGATTCAGCTAAGAGTTGATCTTGCTTAGCTTGTTGTTCCTGTTGAGCCTGAAGTCTGGCATCCCGAATTACTTTGGCGTCTTCCACTGACCTTATTATAGTCGGGGGTGCGCCCGAGATGTCTCCGTATTCATCAATTACGTTGTCCATATCCAACCGATCAAGGGCTTCTGGGTTGAGTTGGGCTGCTGCACCAACGAAGCCCATGAACGATTGAATTGATCGTGCTTCCAAGAGCTTCTGAGCCTGCGCAAGGGGAGATATCATACGAATCTCGTACGATCCGAGCTGTTGAACTAACTGAGGGGGTAACTCAGGCATAAGACCAGCTCTAGCAAGCATGTTGAAACCACGTTCAATCATGGACTCCAAAACCTCATTTTGAAGTCGTTGAATTACAGGACCGAGTTGAACCATCCGTTCATCACTTTGTTCGTTAACTTGACCTGTTCGTAAAGGTGAAGCATTTGGATCGCGTTGTCCAGTTAAGAGAAGGTCGTTGTAAAAGTTCTTTTCGATCCGATTCTCAACTCGTTCAATGGCTGCTGAAACACCAGCAAAGTCTAATTGAACATCATATGCAGTTTTAATAGTAAGATTTGGATCGGAGTAATAGTTCACACCTCCAGGAAGTAAATCCTGTTTTCCCCTCATTTTAGCTGGGACATTGACCGGAGGGTCGATCATTTTATGCGTTCCTTGGAGGAAAGACTTTTCCATCTCCTGTAATCGCTTGACATTCGGTAAAGACTCATGTCCGGGACCTAAACCATAGGTATCAGTGCCAATTACGTCCCAACGGCCGACTAAAGCTGGCATTTCGTAATATCCGCCGACCAAAAGTGGTTCTCTCGGTTCTGAGATCGTATTTACCTGATCAGAGGCTTCAAACATGAAATATACAGAAGTATGTGGCTTATCAATGTAAGATTCAGGGTAAATGCAGTGAATTACTGGGTAATAAGGCTCGCCATCAGGAGTTGATCCGGTTTTTTTGTCTAATTGCTCTTTAACAGCAGTAGGAAGATTTGATTTCGGAAATTTCTCAGCCATTTTCGAAGCTGTCAAATATAACACCCTAAAAAACTTGTTCAACCGGTTTTTAGAATTCAAAGAAATGGCATACTCCCCAACAGTCATCGGTTCAAATCGAAATATAGTATCAGGATCTTCTAACATCATCATAGATGATGTTCCAAAACCTCCATATTCAGTATAGAAAATGTTGATCGATGAATACAGATTTGAACTGGCAAAGTGTTTAACCAATGTTCTGTAAGCTTGAAAAAGCCATTGGTTGAGTGCATCTGGTTTTTCTTCAGTGAACTCTAGTTGGAACCAGTTGCGAGCAGCACTCGTCAATCCACCCTGAAGCATAGCAGATAACACTCGAAGCGAATCTTTAGCAGTAGGATTGACAACCTTAGTAGTTGTCAATCTGCGCTTACGAGAATTCTTGTAAGTATAATTTATACCCCGCCCTGGTAGTATATACTCACTGATACTCCGCCATTCGGGTTCGAAATCCTGTCGTTCGTTCAACAAATCAAGGTAGGTTTGTTGTAAACGTTGGACATCAATCCTCTTTGGCATTAGCTAGTGCCTCCAGGCCGCACACTAAGAATTGAAGAATCATCGTCATCGAGAACTGAAGTTAAAACAGTAGAAGAACGTCCTTGAAGTGTACGATCTTCTCCAGGATTCGCTTCGAGTTTCTCTTTCAATTCTTGTCGTTTGGCATCCCAATCGATTGTAGGCCGATTATTTTCCAAAGCCGGGGGAGCGGACGTCGTCTGGAGGATTTGAAACATTTGCATTTGAGATTGAGCCATTTGCTGCATGACTTGATTCATCATGCCCATAATCGGTCCCATGAAAGACATAGGGTCGATCGGTGTTGCTGCCGGAGGAAGAGGAGCCGGAGGAGGAGGTGCGCCTTTACTTTTACCGCCCATGTTATACTCCTAACAAATTCTGTTGGTTTTCATCTTGGAGAAGTCCAAGAATTCCCTCTGACAATCTTCCGCGTTGATCTACAGCACCTCCTGCTGCCGGACCTGATCCTGGTCCTTCACCACCGCTTGTCGAATCAGCTCCAGTAATCGTGCCTCTATTAACGAGGAATGTTCCCTCGTAAGGTCGGCCTCCGGTCTCGATTGCCAAACGCTGTTTATTGGATTGGCTGGGGTCTCCGAACTCACCAACAAGAGCTCCCAATTGATCTTCTTGTTCTTGAGAAAACAACTCAGCAAATAGATTTTCAATTCGGGAAGTCCTCTGTTCGTCGGTGATTGAAAAATCGAGGCCGACGAGTCTCGCTCGGTCGCTTTCAAGGCCGATACGCTTATCTACTTCACCGATGGCTGAACTAACAGCTGCACCTCGATCAGACCAAAGTTGATCGATGGTAGAATAGTTCGATTGTCGTCGAGCTTCTACCGCCGCCTGGAGCCGAGCTTGTTCGAGTGAAGCTAGTTGTTCAGAAAAGTCAGGAAAATCGAAACTCGGCATCTCGAAACTGGGTGATGATGATGATGATGGAGTTCCAGGATCAAAAGGGGTCGTATCTATAACATATTGGGCAGCTTGCTGAGCCCAATCTGGTCGGAACCATGGCCCGCGGTAGCCAACCTGAACCAAACCTCTGTCTGCAGGACCGCCGTCGCCTCTAGGCATGATTATACCTCGCCTTTATGTAAGAGTGATAACATGGCGTCTTCAAATGAGTCATCGGTAATTACACAACCTTGTACCGTTCCAACAGATTTGAAGCCAACACGTTTAATGAATTTACAAGCTAACTTATTGCGCACGGGCGTGACCCCTATTAAGGTCCTTAGGTAATCCACGCCAGGGGTTCTCTCAGATTCGAAAATTTGACGACACACATTCCTCGCCATTTGAATGGCTAACGGCCCATGCCACTTCTTAAGAATAGAAAAATGCACCAAAGCAGACATTCCCTTAAACCCATTAAGGTTAACGTGAGCCGTCGGCTCATTATTTCGGTCAATGACAATTAGAAGAACATTGTAGTTGTCCATAGCCATTGAGGTAAATTCTTCCATAGTACGAACATCTTTTTCCGGAAAAGCTGTTCGAGCCAAACCATCGACATTCAGTCGATTCCAATAATCTTGAGCAAGGAAAATCGTCTTGGAAGTTACATGCACTGTCCGATAAGAATGTTGTCCTACCATTGAGGCAGAGGAGACTCGATTGTTCTTTTTAGACTGAACTACTTGCATAACGCTCCTCCTTATCCTTGTTAAAGTAGTTCATGGGATCATATTCCCTTTTCTGGGATTGTACCATAATCGAGGAGTATTCATTTCCTAGGTATGCATATTCACCAGGTTCAATGTCCTCTGAGAAAGTTAAGGCTATGGCATCCGCCTCATCGGTTGACTTGACGTTCCTCTTGCGAAGTGATTTCTTACCCTCGATTTGAATAAATCCTCTCTCATTGATTTCGAATGTTGGGGCTGAAAGAGCAGCAATCATTTGCTCATCATGTGGCAGTAAAGGAGGCGTATCGTCGTCCGCGATCCAATCCCGGGTACGACACCATATTTCAGCTTTCTTATTAGCATACAGATCAGAAAAGGGCTTGCCAGAAAAGTGCACAGGTATGACGAGAGAAGAATAACCGAGCTGGTGTAGTCGAGAGATAACACCTTCACCTCGACCGGAATCTACAAAAACAGCGTCAGGGCGCCACTCTTCAATTTCTCGAGCAATGCGCGATGAAAAAGACATGTTGTCAAACCCTTGAAATTTTAAGAGGGGGTGGAGTAGGCGACCCTGACGCTTCGCAATGACTGCCTGATCCCCAAGGGTCGCGTATGCAACGTCACAACCCATTATACGAGGAGGTTGGGGGATGATGGACAGGTAGTCGTGGGGCAACTGAGTAGTAAGTCTTGGTTGGATGATGTCCAACGGGATAAGAGTCTCCTCGGACGATGACGTCCAGGAGCAGTAGTATTCTTGCTGTATAAGTGACTCCGGCATTCCAGAGCGTCGGTCGATGTCGATCGCTTTGAGGGAAGGAATGCCGGTGTCGTCGCGAGTAAAGTATTCCACATACCAGTTCTCTGGGTCTCTCAAAGCGAGCTGGTATTGTTGAAACATATGGTTCAGTCCTCTAGGCGTACCATTGAAAGTTGCCCATCCTCCGTTTTCAGCAAGTACTGGACGAAGGTAATGCCAAGCTTGTGGTTTATGAAGCGAAAACTCAGTGAAAACCACACCCACTGGATTGTTCCCAACGATAGAATCGATATTGTCAGATCCAACAAACCGGAGTTGGGAACCATTTTTGAGCTCGATTCGGAGATCAGTCTCATGTTTGTTTGAGATTAGCTCGCGAGGGATGTAATCAAGGAAACGCTTTCCGGACCCGTCTGTACCTTTCCATATAATGGATCGGACTTGGGTGTAGAAAGGGGCCATATAAAAGTACAATCCTCTACGTTGATGGGCTCGTGCGATGAGAATATTGAGATCGACGAGGTCCTTTCCGTTCCTGCGGGGCCATACTGACATGATTCGGTTGACTCCCTCATGGACCGCTTTGTTCCATTTGTTCGTTTGATAGGAACGGAGTTCGAGTTCATAAGGAAGGTCGATTTCCATTATTGGAGTTTAGCCATTACATTATTCTCACTTGAGGGCCAGAACCAAGAATTTGTTTTCCTTCAGGCGTATCCGGATCGATATTGTCTCCATGCAGAGCCATAAGTTCGATCGGTTTGGCTGGAACAAAGTTTGGATCTGGTATAGCCTGAAGGATATTGAGGATGAATTTTGCATCTGTTCCAGCGAGGTCAACTTCTTTTGGCATGCACATTTTTAAAAGACTGAAAAATTCTTTCGGGTTGTCACGTGCTTGATTAAGTAACCATTCTGTTCCCCCCAGCTGTTGTAGGACGTCCATAATGGCGGCCTGCAGTTTCTTAGGTGTAAAGGATGTTTGACTTGGAGAAACGGGACCTTTTGACGACATAGCCTCTATGGACTCTAAGTCGGCCGGGAGGCCGCTGTCATTATCGAGGAAGTCATCGAAGTCGCCCATTGATGCATCGTATCATATATAATATCAGGAGTAAAACCAAAGATTGTAAACCTGATTATCTGTAAACAAAATTCGTAAATGATTCTGTAACCATAATTCGTAAATGATTCTGCTCGCAGCTTGCCAACGCGATTCGCGCGCGCGCGCGCGCGTACGGTTTTCCATGGGGGGCCTCGAAACGCAATATCAGAATTTTCTGATGTAGCGGCGGCCATACATCAGTGCTCACTGATATTAACAAGAGCAGACAGCGAACGCTGGTATTCAAATCAGTCGCTAAGTGCTCCAGTATATTCGAATATAATGATGCCAACTATCATATCCATAAAGGGATATGGAGCACGTATCCCTTTAGGGATATGCAAAATATCCATTTATGGATATGTACTCGGTGGGGGGCCTATGATATGATGGGGGCCTCAACCACAACATTAGGAGTTACTAATATGCGCGCAGACCAGTATGTTCATATAGTCAGGAACGCTGATACAAGCGAAATTTATCGTATCGACGCGAGCTATAAGAATCTCGTGGAACGGTCCGGATTAGAGAACACTGATTTAGCTACATTAGATAAATCTGTTGCTCTCGCCAAGCTCAAGGCTGGGCTCACCATCACATTCGAATACAATGGTATTCTGATGGAGTGCTTCAACTTCAAGCTCCAGTCGCTTCCAGAGATCACTGTACCAGAAGAAGCTAAAACAGAGAAAGCTAAATCAGCATAAACTAAACCAGAGGGGGCTGATCATCAGCCCCCTCTAACATTAGCGGAAGCTTCGGCTTCCGCTTTTTGTGGGGCCGGGCGGCCGCGGAAGCGGGGGCGGCCGCGGAAGCGGGGGCGGCCGCGGAAGCGGGGGCGGCCGCGGAAGCGGGGGCGTTG